TGTATCTTGTGAAAGTTGAATTGAATTACCAAGCTTTGCCTGCTGGGCCCTCATTTCCTTTACCCTTATTTGTTCTGTTTCTAAGTTTTTTCTTGCCGTCGCTTCATTGGCACCACCATGAGCATATTCTAAATCTAAAATTTTCTGGAGCTCTGCAATTCTAGATTGATTTCTTTTAATTTTTGCTTTGTCCTGTTCTAGAATTTCAAATATAATATAATGACCTTGTTGGTCATCACCTTCAACACCAGCTGGATATGCAAGATTTTGAGTTGTAAATTTTGTTGGTCTATTTGTTAATTTAGCGGCAGGGTTTGTTGCGAGGTCTACGCCAAATACATCGCCTACGATACTTCGCAAACCATTGACTGCGACATTGTTTGCTGCTCTGGCTGTGTTCGCAGCAACCGCATTTTTTAATCCGTCTATTATTGGCATTAGTTATTCCTTATATATAGTATTTATAAGTTATGTCATACTCAGGTCGGTACATTCCAAAAAATCCCAAGAAATATAAGGGTAATTCTTCTAAAGTTATTTATCGTTCTCTTTGGGAGCGTAGGTTTATGGCCTATTGCGACTCCAGTGATTCTATTATAGAATGGGGCAGCGAAGAGATCATTATACCCTATTTATCACCTTGGGATAAGAAGTTTCACCGATATTTCCCAGATTTTTACATAAAAACAAAACAACACGATGGAAGTACCAAAAAGTTTATTATAGAGGTTAAACCTAAGGCTCAATGCAAACCACCACCATCTCAACCCAAAAGAAAAACTCCACGATGGTTCAATGAAGTTAAAACGTGGGGAATAAACGAAGCAAAGTGGAAATACGCAAATGAGTGGTGTTTAGACAATGATATGGAATTTAAGATATTAACCGAAGATCATCTTAACATTCGTTATAAATAGAGTCATGGCTACTAGTAATTTCATACAATCAGTTAAATCTGATACAAAAGGAGCAGACCGCTCTGTTAAATGGTATCGTAATAAAATTAAAGAATTTGGTAAACCCGTTGCAATGGACTTGATACGAGATGGCAAAAGAAATAAAAAACAGTTCTATGGTAAATTGAATATGTTTTTCTATAGTCCTAAACTTAAAAAAGAATTACCGTATTATGATACATTTCCACTAGTGCTTCCAATAGAAAGATACTCAGATGGCTTTCTTGGTATTAACTTTCACTATCTACCAATACCGTTAAGAATGAAATTGTTAGATAGAATTATGACATTTGCAAATAGTCAAGACCTTGAGGAGACGAGTACTAGAATAATTGCAGACTATAGTAAGTTAAAAAAATTACCAATAATTAAACCGACTCTACATAAATATCTTTACTCACAAGTAAAATCACAGTTTCGTAGGGTTGATGCAGATGAATTTAAAATTGCTTGTCTGTTACCAGTACAAAGATTTAAGAAAGCATCTTCATCTGAAGTATGGAAAGATTCTAGGAGTATGATCTAATGGCAGGAACTCTCGCACAATTTATAGAAACCGCTGCATTTGGGGCTCTCAATGATGTATTATCGTTGACTCATACTAATAATGGTTACGCATTTCCCAATAGATTTGAAGCAATCATTATTCCACCAACCTCAATAGCAAAAAGTTCTCCTACAACAGAATTTAGTTTCTGGCCACTACCCAAAGGCCCAACTACTGCAAGAGATGTATCGTTGCGTGTAGAATCAATTCTTTTGCCTGGCAGAAATTTAAACACTGTCTCTGATACAAACATATATGGCCCATCAAGAGAAATTGTTGATGGTGTAACTTACGCAGAGGATATTAAAATATCATTTCAAGCAAGTTCTGATCTTGGCGAAAGAAGATTCTTTGAGGAATGGCAAAGACTAGCATTTAGTGAAAAAACTTGGAACGTAGGGTACTATAATGACTACATTGCTCAAATTGATTTGTATTTATTAGACAGACAAGACAATAGAAGATTTGGAGTTAAACTTTGGGAGTGTTTTCCAAAGACAATTGAAGGAACTGAATTAAATCAAGGTACGAACAATGAGATTATAAAGAATGATGTAAATTTTTCTTTTAGATATTGGACTCAACTTGATATTAATGCTCAACCAACAAGCGTAACTGATCGACTAGTGACTACATTTTTTGGAACAGTTGAAAGACAAATAACAGGATCAATACCAAAAATATTGAATAGATTATAAACGGAGATTAAATTATGGCATTACCTAAACTAAATAGTGCGAACTATGAATTAAGTTTACCATCAACAGGAAAGAAAATAAAGTATAGGCCGTTTCTTGTGAAAGAACAAAAAGCATTAATGATTGCTCAAGAATCAGAAGATGAGAAGGTGATTGAAAGTACATTTGCCCAAATTATTAATGATTGTGTTGCAGATGATGTTGACCCATACAAGATGCCAATGTTTGACATTGAGTATGTATTTTTAAAGATACGAAGTAAATCTGTTGGGGAGATAGCTGAGTTAAGAGTAACCTGTCCAGACGATGAGAAAACTAAAGTAAATGTTTCAATTCCTTTGGAAGAAGTTAATGTCCAAATGAAAAAAGACCACACGAATGTTATTTCTCTTACAAATGATATTAGTGTTGTGATGCGATATCCTTGTCTTGGTGACATGAAAGGGTTTAACGCACTTGGAGAAACAAAATCATTGTTTGAAATGATAAAAAGATGCATACACGAAGTTCATGAAGGCGAAAAAGTACACCGAAGAGTTGATATGTCTAGTAAAGATTTAGATGCTTTTATTGACAGTATGTCATCAAAGAACTTTGAAGCTGTTGGAGAGTTTTTTACAAGTATGCCTAAGTTGTCATACAACCTTGAGGTTGTTAACCCCAAGACAAAAGTTAAAAGTATAATTCCAATTGAGGGCTTACAAAGTTTTTTCGAATAGCCCTTTCACATGATTCATTAGAAAACTATTATCAAATGAATTTTGGAATGATGCAACATCATAATTGGAGTTTGATAGAGTTGGAAGAAATGATACCGTGGGAAAGGGAGATATACATAGGATTATTAATGAATTATTTGGAAGAGGAAAAGAAAAGACAAGCACAAGAAAATAGGAAAATGAAATAGGAAAGAGTTATGTCAAAAAAAGAAGAAAAAAAGAATTATCACCCAGCAGATTCTAATGGTGATGGCAATGTATCCAAAGAAGAAGAAGCAATGTATCTAGAGTTCAAACGCAAAGAACTAGAAGATGCAGATGCAATGAGAGATGCACAGCGCAACATGGCATGGTTCGCACTTGCAGGTATGTTATTGTACCCAGCATGTGTTGTTATATCTGTTGTGTGTGGTATTGAATCAGCCGCAAAGATACTAGGTGATATGGCAGGAGTATACTTCATTGCTGTTGCTGGTATTGTTGCAGCATTTTTTGGCGCTCAAGCATTTGCAAAAGCACCACCTAAAAAATAGGACAGTCAAATGGCAGACGAAGAACTAGTTTCATCAATAAGTGGTCTTAATAAAACTATCCAAAAAGTGGAAGAGGGTCGGCAAGCCGAGGCAGATAAAGAGTCTAAAGATCGTAAAAAAACAATAGTAGAATTAGAAAAACAGACTACCGCAGGTGATGGAAGAAAAAAAGGAGTAAAACAAGCTAGAGCTGCAGCTGAAACTGAACTGAAGAGGGTAAAGACAGCCCAAAAATTAGACAGGGATATTAATCTAGAAGTGTCTAGGTCAGTTGCTGATTCATATGGTATTAGTGTAGAGCAATTACAACTTAGAAAAGACCAGAAGCAACAATTAGATGACCAAAAAACAGGGTTAGACAAACTAGAAGAAGCAATTAGAGTTAGTGGTGGCGATCCTGCTCAGAATGCTGATTTTCAACAAAGAACATTAGCATATCAAGATGCAACGAAAGCAGCAGATGCCCAAGGAAGAACTACAGAGGTAACTGCTAGCGAAAAATTAGAAGCAATGAAAGCTCAACTTGAAAAAAATGGCCAAGTTGCAACAGATAGTAAAGAATTTAATAAACTTCAATATGAAATTCAAGATGCAGAATTAAAAGAAAGATTGAGAACTGCTACAAGTGCCAGTGCAAAAAAAGAAATTAAAGCAGAGAGAAGATCATTAGCTGCAAAACAAGAAGGACTTCTTGGTAAGATTGCTGGTGGAATTAATAGTTTAAGAGATGGTGCAAAAGAGAAGTTAAAGTC